CGCTTCGGGGGCCTCGTTTGCGGCGCAGGATTTGAAATCGCTCCAATCCTTCCAACGGAACCCATATAGCTGCCCTTGGCGGGCCTCAAAAAACGCAATCACCTCTTCAATGTCTTCGAGTGATCGCATGGCGATCCCTGCGTCATATTTGCGACGCGATCCTGCCCAGGGACTGTTGCGTTCTTCAAATCCATTTGACAGTGTTACAATTTCTGTGCGCCGCTCTGGCCCGCCAAGCGCGCCAAAACTCAGATCGGTGGGAAAGCGTATTTCGTGAAACGACATGGTCTAATCCTTTTATCGATTGCGCTGTGCATGGCCCAAAACGCGCCCCAATTGGGCGGCGATTTGGCTTTGTGATCTGCGGAACCCTTGGGCATCGGGCGTTTGAATATTCATCACAACATTGATGGGGGTGGTTGATCCACCCGCGGCCTGCACGCCCAAACGGCCATCTGCACCGCGCGTCAGTGGCATGATGGCCTCTGGCCCTGCCTCGCCCATCAACCCTGTGCCACCACGCATAGGGAATGTGGTGGGGCCCGTGACAACACCGCCATTGGCAAAGGGCTGCACGCGGCCTTGGGAAAAACTGCCACCATTGGCAAAGGGCACCAATGCGCCAATCAGCCCCATCAAACCCTGACTTAACGCCCCACCCAGATGCTTTGCGACTGGGGTGACCGCATTGTCATACGCGGTTTTGGCGACCGATGCTCCGATATGGCGCACCGCATCAGACAGGTTTTCCCCCTGAAAAATCAGTCCATCTATCGCATTGCGCATACCGCCCGACATGGATCTATTCAGATCTTCCACATCCTTTTTGGTTTTGGCGATGCTCTCGCTCAGATCATCAATTGATTTCTTGAACTCTTCGCCCAGATTGCCGCCCGCTTCAAAGCGCTGTTCAAGTTTGTCCAACTGTTCTTCAAAATCTTTCAGTCGTTCCGCAGGGTTCATCAGAACACTCCTTATTAGTGGTGGCAAATCGCGCCTCAAGCTCGGCCAAGGCCGCGCGATTAATCTGGGGCGTCATGAAATCACGCCCCATGATCAGACCCAATTCATAGGGCGTCAGGGACCAAAACATATCTGGCGGAATGCGCAGGTGGCCCAATGCGATCCGCAACAATTGGGGCCACTCCATCAGGCACCTGCCGCCGTGGGATCAAAGGCGCGCACCAGTAACTGCGCGGCGGCCCGTGCGGCGGCAACAACGCCGCCCTGAATGTCGGCCTGTGCCAATGTTTCGGCGCGTCCTTGCCATCCGCCCCCCCAAAGCCCCGCCAACAACACACGCATCACATCCCGCGATGTGTAGGCGTTGTTTTCAAAGCGCTGGACCATGCTGACCAAACTGTCTTCGCCCAGCATCTGTTCCAATTGCATCAGGGCCGCCAAATTCAGGCGCAACACATGTTCCTGATCATCCATGACCAAAACAACCTCGCCGCGCAGGGGATTGGCAATCATAGGGCTGCAAACGTAATGGCACCGGCAGAGGCCAAGGACATGTCATATGTCGCCTCGCCATTATAGCTGCCCGAATATTCCAGTGCGGTGATTTGAAACGCCCCTGTTAGCGTGCCGAAATCTGGGATGATTACCTGAAAACTCGGCGTTTCGCCGTTAAAGAAAATCTGGCGGGCGCGTTCGTCTGTTGCGTCATCCTTAAACACACCACCACCCGAAAGAGATGCAGAGCGCACACCCGCGCCCCCCAGTAATTCGCGCCATCCCCCTTCGCTTTCAAGCGAGGTGACATCAACCGTTTCTGCGTTAAACGCGATGCGGGTGCTGCGCAAACCTGCCATTGTTTCAAATTGCCCTGCACCTGACAGGTCCACCTTGATCAAAAGATCCTTACCATTCTGAGCCGCCATCATCACTCTCCTTGGGATTAAGCGTTGTAAATTCGGACACGAAACACCATGTCGATGCGCCGTGTCTGGCTATCTGTGTCGCGCCGTGCCTCGGCGCGCAAAAATTCAAGTGTGCTTGTTTGATCGTGCGCCAATTGCAGTGGATCTTCGCCAAGGGCGAACGCGACATCCGCGGCCAGCTCTTTTGCCGCCAAAAACCCAGGCTGCGATGCAATCACAGCAACCGTGGTGTCATGCTGACTGGCCGATCCTGTTTTGTCCGAACGATCAACAAAGCTTTCGACACCCAAACTGATAAACAAATCAGGCAATTGCCCCGCAGGCAGCGCATCATAAACATGCCCACCAATGGCCGCGACAATCGCAGGATCAGTTGACAGGCGATCATACATTGCACGTTGAAGGTCGTATGAATTTTGCACACTCATAGGGTTTCCTCTTCTCGGGCAAAAACGGTGATATACTGCGGGCTTGGGCCATCATCACTGACACCTTGGATTGCATAAATGCGGGTGCCTTCGACAAACCGCTGGCCTGCTTTGGGACGGGCTGCGTTTCCAATTGGCGCCGCGCGGCAGGTGATGCGCAAATCCATGCGAGTGACGGGCGATGCCTCGCCCGCGCCTGCGCGTCCTGTGCCCGATCGCACCTCGGCCCAGAGTTTGCCAACCTCACCCCAAGTGATTTCAAAACCACCGCCGCCATCAGGTGTTTTTTCAGGTGCCTCTAGGGTCAGTAGGCGGGAAAGATTGGGCAGTGCGCTCATGATGCCGCTCCGCTTAGGCGAAGGGTACGATAGCGTTCAATCAGGCTTGTCACACCAAAGGGCATGCAGCCTTGCGACAACGATGTGTCGTTGCGGTATTCGTAATAATGTGCAGCCAGCATCATAATCGCCTGGGTCAAATCCGCAGGCAGTGCCGCAAATGTTTCAACCATGCCTGCGCGCAAATCCAACTGAATGGCCCCACCTGCGGGAACGCGCGGCAGAGAACGGCCCAAACGCGCAGTATAGGCATCCTGATCAATCCAATAGTCCGCCACATCCACAGACTGTTCGTTGCCATAGCGGTCAAACACCAAGATCGCCGTGATGGCCTGCACAGGATTTAGGGGGATTGCATCACCTGCCGCACCCGCGCCAATGCGCCATTCGAAAATGCGTTGCATTAAAACCTTGCCGATGCGCGTTTCAATGGCACTGATCGCCGCGCGCAAAAATCCCGTTAAAACCGCGTCTTGCAAGGTGTCATTCCCAAATCCTGTACCTTGGCGCAGATGGGCCTTAAACGCATCCAGCGGCAGGTCGGCATCCTCAATTTGTGCTTTTTCAATCAGCATCTCAGTGTTCCCTTTTTTGGGTTATTCATGAAAGCGGGGCGCGTGGCGATGCAGCGCCTAGACGGAGGGATGCTGAGCCTTCTGCATCATATCCCCACGCGCACGCGCGCCCCGGGACGGTGCATTGCGCACCGCCCCTATTCGCATTGGCCAGGAATTAAGAGGCCGCGAATTTCAACAATTTGATCGCTGCGAAATCGCTGACGTCACCGCCCACACGTTTTGTGGCATAGAACAGAACATGCGGTTTTGCGCTGAACGGATCACGCAGAACGCGCAGATCAGGACGTTCGGCAATCGTGTAACCAGCCGCAAAATCACCAAATGCAATTGCGGTTTCACCATCTGCGATGTCAGGCATATCTTCGCTGATCAACACTGGGTATCCAAGCAGACGCGCAGGTTCGCCCGCCGCCAAACTATCGGCCCAAAGGAAACGACCATCCGCATCCTTAATTTTGCGCACATGGCCCGCCGTTTTTGAATTCATCACGAAGGACGCATTTGCGCGATATTGCGCACCCAGTGCATAGACCAAATCAATCAGGGCCTCGCCCGCGGCATTGGCGGCAAAATCACCCGCCGCACCCGTTGCGACATATCCAACCTGACCCCAGGCTTCTGATCCTGTTGCAACCTGCGGATAAGTTAGGAAACCACGGGGTTTATCAATGCCATCGCCCATGACGAATGCGGCCCCTTCGGCGCGTGTGAATTTTTCTGAAATACGCGCGGCCAACCATCCTTCAACGTCAAAGGCGCTGTCATCCAACAAACGCTGGGATGCCTTTGGCAATGCAGAAAGTTCGTAAAGCGGGATCGAAATGCGATCAATCGCAGGTGTATCTGTTTCGCCCGTAGCAGTTGTTTCATCTGACCAACCTGCACCCATATCAGTATGATCGACCAATACGTCATAAGATGTCGCCTCGACCGTCACAACATTTGCGATAGCCCGCAAGGATGAGGCACCGCGCAGCGATGATTTGATCGTGTCAGATGTTTGTGCATCCACCAGATAGCCACCATCTGAGTTGATGGCTGTGCTCATTGATTTGCCCTCAAGCACCAAACCGCGCAGCGCATCATCATCGCCTGTGCGCACATAGGCCCCAAAGGTCGAATGATGCGGGTCTTGTTCCAATGCGCTTGAGGCCAACATAGGGCGTGAATAGGCAGAGTTTTTGCGTTCAATCGCGTTCATATCGTTTTCCTGACTTTCAAGTTTTGATTTCACTTCGCATTTCAAATCATTGAATTGGCTAACCATTTCAGTGATTGATTTTTTAATTTCGCTTGTTGCGGAGGCAGCCGCATCCAAGCCGAACGAGGGGTTCGGTTCATTCATCCGTTTGTTCCTTAGTCGGTTAATTACACCTGTGAATTAGACGGTGCGCATGCTTTGCGCCGCCTCGCGCAAGATTTCGGCGATATCGCTTAAACCTTGCAGGGTTGGATCATCGGACTTGGCCGCGACCCGTGCTGTGGGCAACATTGGAAAGGTGACCAATGACACCTCCCACAGATCCAATTCGATCAAACAGCGTCCGCCGCGATCAGATTTTTTTGACTTTATCGTTTTATATCCGATGGATAGACCATCAAGCGCACCTGCCGACAACAGCTCGGCCGCCTCTTTGGCGCGCGCGACGTTTGGCAACAATCGTCCTTTGACAAACAATCCCATGTCATCTTCGTACACCGCGTCCCACACACCAATGGGTTCAGCAGGATTGTGTTGCCATAACATTTTGACGGCGCGCCCATCTTGTTCCAAACGCGCAAGCGATTTTGCATAGGCGCCTTTTTGCACAGTATCGCCACCCTGATCGCATTGCCCAAACAGGCTTGCGTAACCTTGGATGACGATTTCATCACCCTTGGCCTGATGGATATCTAATTTTGCGTATTTATGTTCTAAATCAGAATGATATGACATATT